GACTTCAAGATGATGGGTCAATGCGCCTTCCAAGTCATCTACTCCAAAGACCACCAACAAATCACGGAGGTATATCATATGCCCGTTGAGTCATTACGAGCAGAGAAGTGCAACGATGAGGGTGATATTGAGGCGTACTACTACGCAAAGGATTGGGGAGCGGTAGAGAACAAGAAAGAGACCCCAATTCGGATTCCCGCTTTTGGCTTTTCCAACGAAGGGATTGAGATTCTCTACATCCGTCCCTATCGTGCGGGATTCTATTACTACTCACCCGTTGACTATCAAGGAGGATTGCCCTATGCGGAGCTTGAAGAGGAAGTAGCAAACTACCACCTCAACAACATCAAGAACGGAATGAGTCCTTCAATGCTCATCAACTTCAATAACGGAGTCCCAACGGAGGAAGAGCGTTACTTGATTGAGAGCCGTATCGGGGAGAAGTTCTCTGGCACTTCCAATGCGGGTAAATTCATCCTTGCCTTCAACGACAACAAAGAGATGGCTGCGGACATTACGCCCGTACAACTCTCTGATGCCTCTGATCAATACCAATTCTTGGCTGATGAGGCAATGCGTAAGTTGATGGTCGCTCACCGCGTTACCTCTCCGATGCTTTTGGGTATTAAAGACCAAAGCGGATTGGGAAACAACGCAGAGGAATTAAAGACCGCCTCTACCTTGTTTGACAATACTGTCATCCGTCCTATGCAAGAGACCATTTTGGATGGGGTGGACAAGATTCTTTCTTACAACGACATCTCTTTGAATCTATACTTCAAGACCCTCCAACCATTAGAGTTCCAAGAGGGTGTGGTCGTAGACCAAGAGACGATGGAAGAAGAAACGGGAATCAAACTATCCAAACAAGAACCCAACGATGACCACCTTGATAGTATGTTCAACCTTTTGGACGAGATGGGCGAGGTCATCAACGAGGATGAATGGGAATTGGTAGAGGAATCCCCCGTAGACTACGAAGCGGAAGATGCTATGGAGCGTATGACCAAGTTCGCCTCTACTGGAACGGCATTCCCTAACGCCAAGAGTAAGCAAGATGGCGTAACTCCCGAAGGTCGCATCTACAAGGTGCGTTATGGCTACGCCCCCGAAAAAGCGGGAAGCAACTCAAGAGAGTTCTGTAAGAAGATGATAGGCGCAAAAAAGGTCTACCGCAAGGAAGACATCCTTGAGATGGGCAATCGTTCCGTAAATGCGGGCTTCGGCCCTCAAGGAGCGGACACCTACGACATTTGGCTCTACAAAGGAGGAGCGCGTTGCCATCATTTTTGGATGCGTAAGGTCTTTATGGCTAAAGAGGGAGCAGTAGGCGTAGATGCCAAGAACCCCAATGCCGAGATCAGCGTAAACAAAGCCAAGAAAGAGGGTGCAGAGTTGGAGGTCAACGACAAGAAGGTAGCCACTCGCCCCGTAGATATGCCCAATGAAGGATTCTTAAACCCCCGTAACTAATGGCAACGGCTTTATTCATTAAACGAGAGGACATTGTACGCAATACCGCATTGGGTGGTAATGTGGATACTGACAAGTTTATTCAGTTCATCAAGATTGCCCAACAAATTCATATCCAAAACTACTTGGGTACAAAGCTCTACGACAAGATTTCTGCGGACATCATTGCGGGTACTCTTACTGGCAACTACTTGTCATTGGTCAACGACTATGTTCAGCCTATGCTGATCCATTTCGCTATGATGGAGTATCTCCCCTTTGCAGCGTATACGATTGCCAACGGAGGGGTGTTCAAGCACAATAGCGAGAACTCTACGAGCGTAGAGAAAGGCGAGGTTGACTACTTGGTTGAGAAATCAAGAAAGACGGCTGAATACTATGTTCAGCGATTTGTGGACTTTATGTCATTTCATCAAAGTGATTACCCCGAATACAACACAAATGTTAACGAAGACATCTACCCCGATAGGGATGTACAAAGAAGCGGATGGGTTCTCTAAAAGGACTTACAAGCCCAAGATGCAAAATATCCGTAAACTAAAGTTATTTCTAAAGGAAGAAGCAAAAGATGAGTAATCTAATAAGTTGGGGAGATGTGTATTGTAGCAGTTGGTGGGGAGACACCGACCGCAATACGCTATCTATCCAAAACGAAAGCGCACCTCCTTGCTTCGCTCCCATCAATGACATTGCTATTGCTTTCCAAGCTCGTGTTGAGGCCGATGGCGGTACGCTTGAGGGCTACAACTGCTTGGTAGCAGCCTTGCAAGATTTGGGAGAGGATAACTATTATGAATTGTGGGATACCTACATTTTACGAATGACTGAAGATGGGGCAACGATAGAGTCCCAACAATGCTTGATTGACCAATTATTTAACTTGAATTGATATGAGTTTTTTTGATAGTGCCTCATTGGTACAAATTCCTTCGGGGGTGAAAGATGGGGTTTTGTATAGTGTCAAGCCTATTGATGGGAGTGGCGATTTGACTTTTAGTCGCGGTAGCGATATTGAGGCGACCCGCGTTAACGCCAATGGCTACATTGAGAAAGCCAAAGTAAACCTATTGTTGCAGTCAAATCAGTTTGACACGAGTTGGACTAATAGCAATAGCACCGATACGGGAGGTCAAGCCGATAAAGACGGAGGTACTACGGCTTGGAAAATTGACAAGACTGCCGCAAATGGATATATTCGCCAAGCAATTAGCCAAAGCGGGGTTCAAACTTTTAGCGTTTATGCAAAGGCGGGTACATTAAATTGGATGCGGTTAATTGCTGACGGTGGAACTTCTACACCTTCTACTTGGTTTGACTTGCAAAATGGTGTTGTAGGTGCTGCGGACTTTTTTACTATTGATGCAAACATTGAAAGTGTGGGCAATGGATATTACCGATGCTCAATTTCTTACGAGGTAGGTACTATTGCTGGAGTTAGAATTTACCCAGCCGATGACAACAACGATGTAAGCGGCACAAGCGGTAATATCTACATCCAAGACTCCCAACTGAATTACGGCCTCGTAGCGCAAGAGTACCAAGAAACTACGACCACGAGCGTAGTCGCGGGAATCACCAATGATATGCCCCGCCTTGACTATTCGGGGGGTGCTTCGTGTCCTTCTTTGTTGCTTGAGCCGAGTAGGACGAATTTATTTCCTTACTCAAACTATTTTGGTACCGATTGGGGTTTAACGAATGCAACAATAACCACCAACGCCACCACATCGCCAGAGGGTATAAACAACGCAAGTTTATACACATCTTCGAATGTTGCCAATTCAATCACCGATGTTGTAACTGCGGCAAATGGCACTTATACTTTGAGTGCGTTTTTCAAAAGAGACGCAACGGATAATGTGCGAATGAATTTTAGTGATGGTGTAACGGGTGAGATTCGTTATGTTTTCAACCTTACGGATGAAACCTCAACGCTCACAAAATCGGGCGGTAGTATTTCCGACTATTCAGCAGATTTTGAGAACTACGGGAACGGGTGGTATCGTTTACATATTACCGCTACAACAAATAGCGGAACGGCAATCACGGCATATTTTGAAACCGACAATGAAACGGGAAGTTTCTATCTATACGGAGCGCAATGCGAACTTGGAAATTATCCAACTTCAATGATACCCACCTACGGAACATCCGCAACGCGCACGGCAGACGCGTGTAGCAAGACGGGTATATCTTCCTTAATTGGGCAGACGGAGGGGACTTTGTTTGTGGAGTTTGAAATAGGCAGGACCCCAACGTCAACCGACAGAGTTTTAATTCTAAACGATGGAACTGGTAACGAGCGCATAGGAATTTCTCTTGGAGCAACTGGCCTTCTTTACGCTTTTGTGGTAGACGGTGGTGCTACACAAGCCGAGATTGTACGAAGCAGTACAACGGCTGGTACTTACAAAGCCGCTTTTGCATACAAAGCGAACGATTTTGTTTTTTATGTGAACGGAGTACAAGTAGGAACCGATACCGCTGGCACAATTCCAAGTTGCTCACGCTTTGACTTGGGGCAGCAATTAGGTGTCAGTGAACTCGGAGGTAGCGTAAAACAAGCCATTCTGTTTACGAGCCGTTTGTCCAACAGCGATTTAGCCGCCCTAACTCAATAAGAAGATGAAATTACGCAAGTATTCTTTTACCCCATCACAATGGGGCACCGCAAAGACCAAGATTCAAACCACCGATGACGAGGGCAACGCCATTTGGGATGCCTCAAAGGTGGTAGCGGTGGTGGAACTTGGAAACCTCGTAACAACCCCCGCCGTCTATGATGAGGAGGGGAACGAAACTACCCCCGCCACCTATTCCGACAAGTATAGTGTGGACATTCTTTGGAAGGATGAACCCCTAACAACCTCGTTCAGCACATACAAGGTATGGTGTGCGCCTATGGGCGTTCACGCTATGGGAGGGCAGAAAGTCCGTGAGGAGTGGGTTGAGGTGTGCAAGAGCAAGAAGCCCGAATTGTTTCCCGAGCCATCTGCTGAATTATGAGTTGGGTAGAGATATTCAAGACCGATAACTCCTACAATGAGAAAACCATTTTAGGGGCTTGTTCTTTTGCTATTATGGTTCTCGTTATGTTCGCTGACATCGTTACGGGATGGATGGGGAAAGACCTTGTCGTGAATGAGTTTGTCTACAATAGTTTTTTGTTTGTTACGCTTGGCTCTTTCGGGATTGCTGGGCTTGAAAAGTTTGCAGAAAGAAAATGAAAAAGTACGAGGGCGATGGTAAGTTCACCGAAGTGGGTGAGGACACAGTTCTTGGCGTAAGCATCAAAACATTGATTGCTTTGGCTATTGGTCTATCCGTTGCCGTAGGTATGTATTATGACCTACAAGCAGACATTCAAATTGCAAAGCAATTACCCGAACCCGCAGTATCACGAACGGAGTTTGACCTCAAGGATGAGTTAGTGCGTTCTACGATTATGTCTAATGCCAAAAACATTGAAGAGATGAAAGCGCAGTTGGATAAGATTGAGAACCGAATCTTTGAATTGAGATGAGAACTTGGCTTGTTGCTTCGTTCATTCTCTTGTCATTCACTTATCAGCCCGAAGGCAAGAGCGTAATTGAGTTCAATGCTGGATTCAACTCAAAGAACGGCTACAAGGATTTAGGGAGGTTGCAGAATGCTAAACTCTACCGAGTAGACATTGAGGCAAAGCCCCATTTAAAGGACAAGTTCAAGATTAAGAGCGTTCCCACTTTGATTCTATTCAGAGATGGGGAAGAGATGTGGCGGTGGGAAGCTGGTATTGATATGAAACTCCATACCCACCACCTTGAAATACAAGATGCAATAAATCGTTTCTAATGGCTTCAAAACTTCAATCCAACACCTCATACCACTCAAGTAGTAAAAAGCGCAGAAAACACTCTAAAAAGGCCTCTGTGAGTAAATTGAGCAAGAATTACAAAAAGCCATACAAGGGACAAGGACGATGATAATGCTTTCCGACAACTTCAGCCTTGCTGAATTGACCAAAACCAATACGGGCGTTCCTAACGCACTTCCCGAACATTTGTATAGCAACCTCCAAGCGTTGGTAGATAATGTCTTACAACCCGCGAGAGATGCTTTAGGGCCTATCCAAGTAACAAGTGCCTACCGCAGCCCCGAAGTCAATGTCAAGATTGGAGGTTCAAAGACCTCGCAGCATTGTTTGGCTCAAGCGGCTGACCTAAAGTTTAAAGGGGGCAATGATGTTCTTTTTAATTGGCTGAAAGAAAACACCGACTTTGACCAACTCATTTGGGAGTTTGGCACGGATGATGCTCCCGCTTGGGTTCACATTTCCTATTCACCGCGACATCGCAAACAAATCCTTAAAGCAGTAAAGCAAAATGGCAGAACCAAATACCTCCTCTTTTGATGAATGGCTCAACGACTTGGAAGAGATTCCCACAAATGCGAACTGCTCTATTGATAATCCCGATTGCGATTCTTGCGGTAGTTAGTGGATGCGGTGGTGCGAAAACGCTCCAAGAGAGTGTAGTTGTTCGGGACACAGTTGTAGTCACAAAGGAGCGAAAGTTGGTAGACACTCTGATGCTCTACAAAGACACAACCATCTATCAAGACCGCGTCAAGCTAAAGATTGAATGGAGGGATAATTTTGTCAAGGTAGAGGCTGACTGCCCCTCTGACACGATTACAGTCACCCAAGTGAAGATTGTGAATCAGCCCATCAAGGAAAAGAAATTTGGTTGGGAAGGGTTGCTTGGATGGGTTATTGCCATCCTATGCCTCTTGGTTATCATCCGAACTGTACTCCAAAAACTCCTTTAAGGTGCTTTACATCCATTTTAAGCCACTCAACATAGCCGAGTGGTATGTGCATATAGGTCAATGGGAGAAATGCTCTTAAATCAAAGATTCCGCGAAAAGCCTTATGGGGAATTTTTTTAAAAATTATTTGGTCAGTTAGTAGTAATTGCTTATTTTTTACAACTTAACTAACTATAATTAGTTATAGTTATAGTAGTAGTTATAGTTATAGTTATTAGTTTAGTTAAGTAATTAGTAACTAATGGGAAGGAAAGAACTTTTAAGAGCTAAATGGACAAGGATAGAGAATGGTGAGGAACCCGATGACTACCAAAACCCTTTCTTGTCTCATTTTGGTTTTATGGATTACCCGCTTGACGAATACCAAGAACGAACAAGACAAAAACTAAAACGATATCACGGCTATGAATGACCATCAAGGTTGGCACTTCATCTATTGGGATGATTTAGGAGACTCTCAAAAAGAGGTAGATAACCAAAAAAAAGATACCTTTGCTGACGATGAGCAAGAAGACTCCTAAATACTACATCGGTAAGTACAAGTCCATTGAGGCTTTTGATGTTGTGTTGGACTTTCAAGAAGACAACTACAACTTGGGTACTGCAATCACCTACCTCCTACGAGCGGGTAAGAAACCAAACAACCCAATCACCCAAGACATCAAGAAAGCCATCGCTCATCTGGAGCGTGAGTTAGAGCATCAAGCCCATAAATCATCCAACCACCTTGAATACTTTGAGTTCCACAATTCCTCCGCAAAACCCAAATCCGATGGAATGGCATTACTATACCAACAAAGCGACAAAAAGAAAGATTGACAATCTTCTCCGAGAGGCTGCAATGTTATTCGCCAACTGCGAACCAAACTATGACTCAAGACAACAAGCCCTCCGACAAGAACAAGAAATCCTCAAGCGTATTTACGAGCTTGACCCCCACTTCGCTGACCGATGTGGCTATAAGCCTTGATGTAGGCAAAGTACCCTCTCTGAATACCTTCTATGCCAGTAAGCATTGGATAGTACGCAAGAAGGCAAAGGACAAATTCAAGGCAGAGTTCCTTGAGCAGTTAGATCAGTACGACAAAATAGAATTTAAGAGCGTAGCCGTAACCCTTGAGACTAATCTTGGCTACGACATTGACAACTGCATTATGGCAGTCAAGTTCGCGATGGATGCCCTCAAAGAATGGGGAGGCGTGAAGGACGATACGAAGGTCTACTTCCCCAAGCTCACCATCATCTACAACCCCGAACTGGAGAAAAACACCGCAAAGATTTTTTTTAAAGGGAGTTTGGTAGAATAAGATTTTCAACATATGTTTGTTGAGTAATCAAATCAACACACTATGATTTTCAATCTATCACCCCAGTCTTACGAGTCCATCATTGAGATGCAAGATGCTCGTATTGAAGCAATGCAAAAGCGCATTGATGCCCTTGAGGCAGTAAGTAATCCCGTTTTGAATGCGGAGTTAGCCACACAAGACTTCATCTTTAACAAATTGTTCCGATGACCGACAATTCATACATCCAATGGCTTGAAGAACGAGTGGTTCGCCTTGAATGCGAATTGGCAGAAGCCAAAATGAAGCACGAACAACACATTCTCAACAACATCGCCTTTTTAAATAATTTAACTCAATCCCTTAATAATGCCTAAAATCGTAAGCCTCCAAGACACGGGTCGTATGTGGAAGGAATTTCACATCCTTGACATCGCCTTTGACAACAATGACAATGGAAATGTCCTCGCTAAATCTACCTCCCCATCCTACAAGGTGGGTGATGATGTCCAGTACACCAAGAACGAGCGTGGTGGAATCAAGATTCAACGCGACCAAAGCAACTTCCCAACCTCTAACTCTAACTACACCCCCAAAGTGAGCAACTCAAACCAATCAGAACAAATCGCGCGTAGCGTAGTATTCAAAGGTGCTATTGACTTGGTATCCTCTGGCAAGATTCAAATCACGGATATCCCCTCTTTTGTAGACAAGTACCTCCCCGTAGTCACGGGCGCAGCAGCGCAAGGCGCATCCTACGAGGCACACTTCCAAGAATCATCAATGCCATTCTAAATTAAGCCCCACTTCGGTGGGGTTTTTTTCTTTCCTTTGTTTTTATGACTCACCCCTCACTCATTAAAAATGGAGATGTCTTTGACTACCTCCAAAAAGCCCGTAAAGGTCTGATCCCCGAAGCTTCCAAGTTTGGACATTCGGAGATTGATGACTATTTGCGCTTTAAGAGGGGCAACTTCATCGTGGTTACTGGTCATGCCAATGTCGGTAAGACCCACACGATGCTTTACTTGATGCTCCTCCACACACTAAACAACGGAACGAAGTGGTTGGTATACTCATCGGAGAACGATGTCAAGAGCATCCAACGCAAATTGATAGAGTTCCTCTGCGGGAAGCAAATCCAATATGTTGATGATGTGACCTTCGCACGGAAATACGACTATGTACAAGCGCATTTTGCCTTCATTGACCCCGAACAACTGTATGATGTATTCAGTCTCTTGGAAACAATGGAGGAAATATATGATGAGTTTCCTTTTGAGGGTGTTTTGATAGACCCATACAACTCCCTAACGATAAACCAAAAGCGTTTGGGCAAGGTGTCCTCTCACGAATACCACTATGAAGCGACAAGCCATATGCGAGTATTCTGCAAGAAGTTCAATGCCACCCTAATCCTAAACACTCACCCAGCAACGGAAGCTCTTCGCAAAGTTCACTACAAGGGACACCCCTATGAAGGACACCCAATTCCCCCTATGGCGAGTGATGTTGAAGGAGGAGGTAAGTTTGTAAACCGAGCGGATGAGTTTATGGTAATCCACCGCTACACACAACACGAAACCGATTGGGTATTTACCGACATCCATATCCGCAAGGTGAAGGAACTGGAAACGGGAGGTAGACCTACGCCCCTTGACCAACCGATTAGGATTCAATCCATCAAATACAATGTCGGATATATTATCGGCTACAAGAATTTAATTACCTTGCCCGAAACTAAAAAACAAGAGGATGTTCCCTTCTGACCCCACCTTCAACGAACTCCATATAAGAGAAAAGCAGATGCTTCTTGGGGCTATCCTCATTTGGTTAAATGATTGCGCTCACTATTCAGAGACCACCCAAGAGCAAAACGACATCATCAACAAGATTATTGACCTTGTAGAGGTGGATAGGGTTTTAAACTACTTCATAGACTATGAGCGTAGCGTGAATCGTTTCTTGGGAGAAGCCCGATTAGAAAACTCAAAGCTCAAACTTGAAAATAACGAGATGAAACAAACCATTGACAAACTTCAAAAAGCACTTGACAATGCAGCCGAGAACCTATAAGAACTTCCAACCCTCTGACCACATCCGCTCAAAAAGCGGGGAGGTCTTTGAAATCACGGAACGCCTCACCTACTATTGTAAGGGATGCACTTGCAATAC